AAAGGTAATTGGAGAGTAATGAAAATTATTAAATAAATTAAGCTAATAGAAAGTTATGAATGAAAGAAGAGACCAAATAGAATCACTATTAAATATGGAAGACCCAATAACAAAACAAAATTGGATGAGTTGGGACAAAGGAGACTGTTCGGAAGTAGGGTTGTGTGAAATCCTATTATCACAACTTATAAGAGAACATAAACAAGAGAATGATGCGTGGTATGATACCGATTACGATAATATAAAATTAAGATATGAATAAAGAAGAAATAATCAAAGAAGTAATTACAATATTAGAAACATCTGATTATGTGGATACAGCAGAGGATTTATATGATGGACTAAAACAAATTAAGAGAGAGATAACATATGCCACTGTCCATGATTTTCTTTGGGCGTTAGAGTCTTCAACCGTAATTGATGTTGGTGGGAAAGTGGCTGAGTGTGCTAAAAAAATAAAACCGTTGTTAGCCGATATGACTATTGATGAGGCTTATGAGAATTATTCTAATAAACTTTTATTTAATGAAAAAGATTGTCACATTGATTATTCAATAAATCAACCAAATAAGACATTCATCCCTTATAGTCAAGAAGAATTCATCAACAAATGTAAAACTAATAAAGAATTCTCTGAAAGGTGGGGATTAAAGGTTGAAGAAAGAGAGTTGAGTGTAGGTGAAATAAATGAAATTAGAGATATGCAATACTTTAAGAATAGCTTACATCAAGCACTAAAAGGAAGTGATACTAAAATTGATTGGGAAAATATTCCAACCAAACTAACCACAGTAACATACAACGATAAAACAATAGAAAGTTATGAGTAAAGAAATAACCGAAGACGAATTACATCAACTAACTTACAAAGCCATAGATGAGTTATATGAAGTTTATGAAGTAAAACATTCATTTACAATGTGTCTTTATTTAAGATTTAATGGTGATGCAGAATACCCAGGTGAACTTCTAACCAAAGAAGATTTTTTACGGTTATGTACTAATGGTGGTGAATGGACAACGGCATATGATGCACTTTTCCAATATATCGTGAAAGAATATAGATTAAAACAATAGAAAGTTATGAATGAATTAGTAAAATTATTACTCACCAAGTGGATTAAATTGAAATCTACTAACGAGAAAAAAACAGAGTTGTTAAAAGAATTGGAATCAGGTGAAAAATTTAGATATTCACTTGGTAAATCATCAAGTGGGGATGACATACTGGGGGTAGAATTTTACTCACCAAACAGAATCGAATACTCCATAAATTTAAATGAATTAATAAATTAAAATAATAGAAAGTTATGAGTAACGAAGGACCAAAAACAATTATTATTAATGATTTTAAAGGATTTCTTGAACATTTATCATTTTGGCATAACAAATCAGATGATGAATGTATTGAATTAGCAACAAATGAATATGGTTTAGATACTGAACAAGCATTGATGAACATGTTAGAAAGAGATTTTGTTACTGAGATGAATAATAGTTTAATTGAAAAACTTAAAAAGTTAGGAGACAATAGAGATGAATAAAGAACAAGTAGAACCTATGGATAAGTTAGAATTAAACATATCACCCGAATATTCAGGTTGGATAGCATCCTTATTAGACAGGGGTCTAATGGAGCATCAGACAAGTTATGGTGAAATGATTCCAGTCCCAGATGAAGTGGTTAGTTTTATTAAACAATTTTATGAAAATGAACATCGAGATGAATAAAGAACAAGCAAAAGACCAACTACTTCAACTGTATGAAAATCAAATACAGGATTTAACAGTTATGTCCAAAATTGAATTGGGTGATGATGTAATTGAAGAAATAATGAGGTTGAAAATGATTATTAACTCACAAGACATGCCTCCTGAGTATAATGAACTTATTTCAGAAAATTTTTGGAATTTGGTTGAGGATGAACCGAAAATAATTGGTAAAAAATTTAATTTAGATTTAGGTTCGTTATCGCCTGTATCAATAATTGTTAAAGACATGACAAAAGATACGGTGATTGTTGAATACTTAGATTCTACACCTGGTAGGATAGAAGAATTTACTATATCAGATTTTGAATATCTTACACGTGTAAAAATAAGTTGAAATATGAAAGCTGTAAAATTAAAAAATGGGCAAATAGGTTCCGTAATTAGAGAGTGGAACTGGAAAGAAAATCCACAAATGAAAATCTATAAAAATAAATCATATGATGAAAGATTATATGAAGATTTTCTTGATATAGAACTTAACGGACAATTGAAAACACCTAAGTTAGATTATGAACCCAATCCAGTTGATAGTAATTTTCATCATGTTTTTATGACTGTTTGTAAAAAGGACGTTGAGTTTATTGATTTATAATTTTTGAATTGAAATATATGACAAAAGAAGAATTTAAAGATTTAGCAAATGATTTTTTGGTTCAGACCGAAGAAGAAGATAAAACTAAAATGCCATGGGAAACACATAATCATGTACCAATCTTACATATGTCAATCAATGAATTTTACCTTTGGTTGGAGAAAAACTATTGGAATAAATAAATTAAAATAATATGAGAACAAAAATAATATCAGCATTTCCAGGAACAGGTAAAAGTTATTACCACAGCAAGCACCCCGACATAACTCTTGACAGTGATTCAAGTAATTTTAGTTGGATTAAGGATGAAAATGGAGTTAATACAACAGAAAGAAATCCTGACTTTCCTCAAAATTACATTAATCATATAAAAGAAAATATTGGAAAATATAAATATATTTTCGTATCTTCTCACAAACAAGTAAGAGATGCATTATTGGATAATTGTATTTTCTTTTATCTTGTTTATCCCGATGAAATGAGAAAAGAAGAGTTTTTGGAAAGATACAGGAATAGGGGTAATGATGAAAAATTTATTCAACTTATCTCTGATAATTGGGATAATTGGATTAGAGAAATATATTGGATTGATAATGGTTGTGAAAAAATTTGTATGGTCTTGGATAATTTAGAAGATGAATTAGACCATTTGGATAGAGTTGAAATATGACAAAAGAAGAAATTCAATATTGGGTGGATAGATGGAAAAGACTAAAATCATCACCACAAAGAGATGTGGTAATAAAAATATGGTCAAAGTTATTAAAATGATATGAAAGGACTCTTAACAAGAGATGGAGATGGTATTTGGATGGTTAAATGGTCTGATTTACATTCATTAAAATACGGAACCCATTGGACATATACAAAACTATCTTCTGATAGTAATTCAATCAAGTATGTAAAAGATGGTGAAATAAAATATAATGTACTTGAAGAAGGGTTAAAGGTTGACTTTGAAATGGTAACAAGCGGGTATGACGAAACAACCTTTACACCATTTAACTCAGCAAAACTTATATTTCCAGAGGTTGATGAATTTGAAAAAGAAGAATATATTAAAAAATATGTTAAAAATGGTGGTATTTTATGGTCATTTGATAGAATATCAACTATTAGAGATGGTGGTACGATTATGTTAATAAGACCATCGCTGAGTAAATTAAACCCAATTTATATTCATAAAGATTATTGGACTCTACATAGCGGATATCCAACCACTGATGAGAATATAATAGATGATAAAAATGAGCAATATTATATTATTTATAACTTACAAAAATATAAAAGAGAATGTGAGTTTAACTTACAAGAAGTAAAAAATATAATTGAAAAAATAAAGTTATGAACAAATTGGATAAAGAATATTATTCTGGATTATCAGAAAGCCATAGACCAGATTTACAACCTAACGGCAAAGTGGTTAAATACATTGAAGACAAAGGTAATGGATATTTAGTTGTTAAAACTGATGAAAGTGTAGAACCTAACATTTGGATTACACATATTAACAATTTAAAAGAATATAAATGATATGAAAGTAGACCCAAATAAAGTGATTAAAACAGAACCAAAAATGGTTCGTGAAGGTGGGATATCAAAGCCAAAAAGTCTAAGTCCAATGTTTCAAGGATTTATGTTTGGCTTCATGCTTTGTTATTTGATTGGAAAAATTTTAGGAAAATATTAAAATATTATGGTATGGATAAATTAGATAGAGAAGATTTAGATAAGGGTTCTGTTTTCGTACCTTATGTAATGGAAACTACCTCAACTTCGATTAATGGTACGGCTGTGTGGTATAAAAACAGATGGAAAAACTTATGGTTAAAGATAAAATTCTTTTTTAGAAAACCGAAGGACTTGAAGGAATTTGAAAAGTATTCTAAAAAGCCCATAAACTCAAAATTTTACCAAGAAATAAAAATTACAAAATGAACAATAAAGAAATTATAATAGAACCTATTCCTGAAATAGAAGCCAACACAACAAGGGTTTGTGAAATTAGATTTGATTGTTTAGTGACAATGCATGATGTTGGGTATAGAAAATTGCGAGAACAGGGTATTTTTCAACAGGAAAAATGGTCTAAAACACCACAGTGGTTTAGAGCACATCATAACATAACACTGGAAGGTGTGAAATATGCTGACCCATACGAGTTGGGAATGAGAATTAAACAAATGTTTCATCAATTAGAAGATACGATTAAACAATATGAACAAAGCCGATAATTTTTATTTAAATAATATTCAAAAAATTATGTCTGAAGGTTCTTGGGATGAAAACCCAAGACCTAAATATATTGATGGAACCCCCGCTAATTCAAAATTTATTACAGGTATATTTGAAGAATATGATATATCAAAAGAAGAATTTCCAATACCAACATTAAGAAATACCTCAATAAAGACGGGAATTAAAGAAATTTTTTGGATTTATCAGAAACAAACTAACTCCTTAGCGGTTGCTCGTGAAATGGGTATTAATTGGTGGGATGAATGGAATATCGGTGATGAGACTATTGGCCAAAGATATGGTGCAACAATAAAGCGATATGACTTAATGGACAATTTGCTTTTTGGCTTAAAGTATGACCCATTTGGTAGAAGACATATTATAAATATGTATCAGTATGCTGATTTAGAAGAAACAAATGGACTATTCCCCTGCGCTTTTGAAACATTGTGGTCTGTTAGAAAAGTGGGTGAAGATAAAGTTTTAGATATGACTCTTATTCAGAGAAGTAATGACTACATTATGGCAGGGTATATCAATAAAATTCAATATACATCACTCTTAATGATGGTTGCAGGACATTGCGGTTATAAAGTAGGTAAATTCTGCCATTTGGTTCAAAATTTGCATATATACGACAGACATTTTGATGCGGTTTCAGAGTTATTGAGTAAGGAACCCATAGACATACAACCAAAGTTAATTCTAAATGGAAACAAAAACTTCTACGACTATACAATTGACGATTTTGAGATTATTGGAACTGAAGGTATTACCAAATTAAATTCAAAATTGGAGTTAGCAATTTAATTTTATTAGGATTACCATTTAACTTTTAAGTATCTTGATGATATTTATATTAAATGGTAATCTTATGATTGGAATATATAGAATTAAAAATAAGATAAATGAAAAGTGTTATTATGGTTCATCAAAAAATATTGAAAAGAGATGGAAAACGCACTTAAATCAGTTAAGAAATAAAAAACATATAAATACTATTCTACAAAAGGCTTGGAACAAATATGGCGAAGATAATTTTTCTTTTGAAATTGTTGAGGAATGTAAATTAGAAAATTTATTTGAAACTGAACAAAAATATATAGATACTTGTGGTTATTATAACATTGGATTGAAAGCCAGTGGTGGTGATAATATAAGTAAAAAAACAATTGTTGAAAATATAAAAAAAGGACTTAAACTATGGAGAGATAGCTTATCAGATAAGGAAAGAAAAGAGAAGCTATCAAAACCTTTAGATAAGAATCCAAATTGGAGAAATGGTAGTTCTTTTATTTATTGTGAATGTGGAAAAAGGATAGGATATGGAAATACTTATTGTATAAAATGTACACCACGGAATGGAAAAAATAACCCTTTTTTTGGAAAACAACATTCGGAAGAAACTAAAAAGAAATTAAGCGAAAATAGAAAAGGAAAAAAACCAACAAATATGAAACAAGTCGTTATTGATAATGTTATTTATGAAAGTTTAGCAGAAGCATCAAGACAAACGGGAATTCCTTCACCAACTATTCTATGGAGAATAAAATCTAAAAATAAAAAATTTGAAAATTATCAATCACATCCAACAATTAAAGCCCCCTTATCTAATTAAATTATATGAGAACCGAAAAAGAAATCAGAGAAAAGTATGATGAAATGTTAAAACATACCGAATTATTGGTAGATAAACTTAACAATCCAGATAAATATGATGATGTTAATATTGAAAATATGCAAGAACACATAAATGGTACGTATGAACAACATCATTTGAATGCGTTGATGAAATGGATTTTAAACGATTAAAAATAAAATATAAATTATGGAAAATTACAAATCAGAATATTACAATCCTGAAACATTTGAAGAATCAGAAATTGAAACTAAAATACCTGTTGATTTAGTTGAAAAAGTCAGAGAAACATTTAATTCAATTGACGGCTATATGATAACACCGATTATTATTGAACCTGATGGTAGTTCAGTCGTAATCGGTATTATGGACATGAGTGATAAGACTTTAAAATATAAACTATCACTCACACAAAACCATGAAAAAAAACAGACAATAATATCATGAACATTCCAAAATTTGAACCAATCGAACCAAAAAAAGCAGCCCGATGGATTTTAAACACCATTGGTATTAGTATACATCCTTATCTATTTTCAAAATATGAAATATATAATGATGGTGATAAATTGATGTTTGAAACATCTTGTTATGAAACCATAAATGACCACATTTATCCAAATGATTTATTTAATTTAACAGGATTTGAATTGTCATATTTAGACCCTATTGGAGATGCAATTGGAGGCTTTCAGTTTAATATTAAATCATTAAATTTCAAAACATCGGGAAATTACGGTAGTGATGATTTGTTGCGATATCATTTCACGATTGAAATTGATAAAGAGTCGTTAAAACCAAAATTTTTGTACATTGAAAACCAAAATCCACGTTAATCAACACCATATTCGTTCCAACAAAACAAAAGGAACTAATCTACCTGTTATCACAATCAAACAAGGTAGAAAAAACACCTACTGTAATGAGGTTGAAATATTAGGCCCAAGCAAAATTATTTATGGTGGGGAAGGTTGTGATGCAAAACCGTTATTAAGTTGTGGAGCAAGAGTGGTTATTGAAACTGATGCTGAGATTAAAATAATAAGTTAAATATTATTCATTATTAGTTTTTAAACAACCTGGTGAACAACTCAACAATTAAAGAAGAGTTAGCTTTACGCTCCGAAATGTAAAGAAATTTTTACAACTTATCTTGAATATTTTTGTTCATATGTTTTTTTGTGCTATATTTGTTAAAAATTATGGAAAACCTATTTCTAAACTACGAACAAGCATTAGCTCTCCGACAGTTGGGTTTTGATGATGACTGTTTTGCATACCATAATATGGTTAATCATTCAGGAGAATTTAAAATTGATGTAAGAATATGGGAAAATTGTGATGCTTATATTGAAGCCCCTCTTAAACAACAAGCTTTTAATTTTTTTCGAGAGAAGTTTGATTTAGATTATGAAATCACCTATGCTGGAAAAAAAGGTGAATATCATGCATTTGTTAATACATATGTATATGGTAATAATGGAATTAGTCCTTCAATATTCTCGTATACTGAAGCGGAATCGGTATGTATTGACAATTTAATTAAATTTGCAAAAAACAATGTTAAATAATTTACAACAAGAATTCTGCACTCCTGAACAATCACTTGCTCTCAAAAAATTGGGATTTGATGAACCATGTATTGCAATAGATAATGGCACAGGTTTATTGTTTTATGGTAATTTTAAATCTACACATGAGTATTATAAAGAAAATGCAATAATCCTTAAAAAACAGGTTTTCCGTTGGTTTAAAGATAAACATAATTTATTTGGCATTGTTGATTTACAAGTTTGTACACCTACACATTGGTATTTTCGAATTGATAATTTAATTACCAATGATTATATATACCACTCTGAAGATAATCAATTATCCTGGAAAATATATGAAGATGCTGAAAATGCTTGTATTGATAAATTAATTGAAATCAGTTTGCTTTTTTAATTTTTAATTCTTAACTTTGTAAAAAAAATGAAAACCTTAACTTTTCAAATTACAGAAGAATCTTATGAATTATTGAAAAACATTAATAAGACTCCTGCAGAATACCGCGACCCTCAATATTTAACTATTGAAGATTTTAAAAAATCCTATGAATATGATAAAAACATAAAGTCTCTTGAATATTTTCTTAATAGAAATTATAATGGTACATATTATTTAATTGATGAGCTATTAAAATATGGTTTGGTTGATATTGATGAGTTTTCGTGGCATCTAACATATAAAATTACAGAATTTGGTCAAGAAGTTTTAAAATTTGCAGATGTTTAAAGAAAAAGATATTGTTCACGATGTTAAATACTGAGACTGTGTTATTGTGAAAATTGATACAAAATATGAATGGGGGTTAAATTCTAAATATATTGGATGTGTTTATGTGAAATTTTTTGACCAAGATGATGGCGAACCGCCAATCGAATTTACATTAGATGGGC